TGTTACAATCCTGTACTGCCACCGTCTGTCAGCTTGCAGCCTCACTGCCCTATTCTGTCAGTTTGTGGGTGATCCTGGAAGGGCCCGGCTCCCAAAACCGGCGATCGACCCACCTCACGCAAGGCGTCCGCGTAATTTTGCCGTAGTTTCCAATGTTCGTTCCGGGCCGAACATCCCTCAATCCTACCCAAGTATCTCGCATTTGCTGGTCTGGGGCCCAACCTTACTCTCTCACTATCTCTTACACACGTAAGGTAAAATTATTTTACCTTAGCAAATTTTGTTGTTTACAGAATAAACCTTCCACGCCTACAATCGTCGTCTTAGGGAGGTGACTCCGATGCTACGCGCCCGTGCGTTTCCAGACAAGGAGCGGAAGACGCGGCAATCCAAGATGTTGAGAGAGGCACGCAAGTCAGAGAAGCAGAAGATGATCGACTCGCTGCCGGCAGACCAACGGCCCCATCAGGTTGCGCCAGAGAAGATCGTTGCCTTCCGGTTTGATCAGGAGTTGATCAGACGGCTTACTCTCAGGCAGCCACTTCCAAAGATCATCGCGGCGATGGGTGGGAAGGAGGTCGAGCCACTCATCCACGCGAGGCTTGGTGACCACGACTTTAGAGAGGACCTTAACGAGTACACCCTCGGTGGGGTGCAGCGGCTGGAGGCGGAGATTCAGGACTCCCTCAAGGAGTTGCAGATGATCCTCCGCCTCTCTGCTGACGAGATGATGCACATCGTCCTGGAGATTGCCCGCCGCAAGAATGCCAAGGACTCCGATCGGCTGGCCGCGGTGGGCATGGTTATGGATCGGGCCCAGGCGCTCATCCCCGCGCGCGTAAACGCCGGTTCCCCTGGTGGGAACAACAACGTGTTTAACTTCGGTGCCGACGTTGTGAAGGAGGTGATGGGTGCCCTCAAGGAGATGTCCGGGCCGCAGACACGCTTGGTGCCGGTTGAGAGGACGGTGGGTTCGATGTCCGTGGAGGAGCGTGATGAGCTGAGGCAGGAGGCCACCGATGAGAGTGGATAGTGCATGATTGAGCCGAACGTCCACGATCCGTATGAATTTGCCATGCGGATGAAGTGGTTAGGGCTCTCCTCACTTTACTTCTTCGCAAAGGTGATATTTAAGTACAACAAGCTGGTGCCTCACCTTCACCAGCCACTGTGCAACACCCTGCAACGCTCCCTGGGAAAGACGGTGGTTGAGCTGCCCAGGGGTCACTTTAAGACGACGGTGGCCTCGAAGTCGCTGCCGACGTGGCGGGCGCTCCCGATGGAGGATGAGGTCATAGAATATGCGCTTAAAAAGGAGTGGACAACCCCTGAAGAGGTCCAGCAGCTTCGAGCGGTGCATAACCCTAATGTCCGCGTCCTCGTTATTAGCAGCACTGAGACGAACGCGAAAAAGATCCTTAGATCAACGAGGCAGCAATTTGAGTCGAATGCGCTGTTCCGCGGCCTCTGGCCGAGCCTGTTGCCGAATGAGAAGTGTCGGTGGACGGACACTGAGCTAGAGTTCACACGGACGGAGAAGTACTCTGAGTCTACGGTTGAGGCGACGGGCGTTGGGTCGGCGCTGCAGTCACGGCACTACGACATCATGATTGAGGATGATCTCGTCGGCATGGAGGCGATGGGGTCTGAGACGGTCATGAAGGGTGCCATCGACTACCACGTGCTGCTTGAGGGCGCGTTTGATGATCCGGATCACAGTGAGTCCCTGGTCATTGGGAACAGGTGGGCATTTAATGATCTAAACTCCTGGATTCGTGAGAATGAGCTCGATTATGAGTTCATAACGCGCTCGGCGATTGAGGATGGGCAAGTAATATTTCCAGAGAGGTTCAGCCTCAAGGGTTTGGCGAGGATTCGGCGGAAGCAGGGGGACTATTTCTTTAGTTGTCAGTACCTCAACAATCCGATCGCGCCGGGCGCCCATGACTTCGAGCCCGAGTGGCTGCGATCCTTCACGGTTGAGCTAGAGGCGAAGCCGTTGGCTGGTGCAAACGCCCAAAAGGTTGAGGTCTATGTCCGAGACGATGGAAAGCGTACTTATCTGGGGAAGCTTAATCGCTTTGTGCTTGTTGACCCCGCTCGTGAGGGTAAGCGTGGAAAAGCTCGCCATGCGGTTATCGTTGTTGGTGTGGATACTAGCGAGGATCATTGGATTCTGTACGCGTGGGCGGAACGCGGCTCGACCGACGCGATGATGGAGAAGGCGTTCTACGCCTACGAGAGGTTCAAGTGCCAGAAGTGCGGCATTGAGGGTTATGGGGGAGACCAGCACCTGCAGAACTACATGAACTATAAGGCTCGTGTAGAGAAGAAGAAGATGAAGGTGGTGGTGTTTAAGAAGTCAACTGATAAGTCCAAGGAGGAGAGGATCAGGGCAACACAGCCACGGTTTGAGCGCAAGTCGGTAGCAATCGTGGACTCTGACACTGAGTTCAGAAAAGAATACCTGCAGTTCCCATCGGGGGTCACGGTTGACCTCCTCGACGCTTACTCTCACGCTGATGAGATCTGTAGGCGCCCGGTTGGGGAAGAAGAGTATGAGGTTGTGAGGAAACGAATCAATGCACTTCAAAATTCAGTCAGCAAAACATCGGGGTATTGATATGACCTTCATTAAGACAGCACGACTAACCATTGTGATCACGTCGATCATCATGTTGCTTCTACTGTTATCCGCGCGCGCCCACGCGCAGACGACCACACCCACGATGACCGTGAAGAAGTTTGTTGGTGAGAACACGACATTTCTCTGGGACTATCTGGTGGTCGACGAGCCCGCCTATGCAGAGTTTCAGCTTCGTTGGACGGATGACCTCACCAAGACTACCATCACCTTGAAATCGATCCCGATCAATCTCAGGACGACCGCGATCAGTGCCGCCTTTACCCCTGGGTTCAAATTCACCTATTACAATGTTGTTGCTGCCACACCGGCAACAAGTTCTGTCAGTGCCCCTAGTAACACGGTGGCCACTGAGCGGGTTGGCCGCCCACCCACCAATCTTCGTGATCAGTAACTGGCCACCGGCCAAGGAGGAAAGACATGGGTTCAAATCCCTTAACGTTCCCTAGTCTGGTTCCCAACCCTCTGACTGGGGTGCTCGAGGTTAAGAGCGTCCCAACACAGGTTGGGTTTCCATTCGCAAGAACTGCTTGGTACGTTGGTACCGGGCAACAGATTGAGACGCTGGAAGAGCTGTTTAACGTGATCCAGCCAAATGACGTCGCGTTCTTGGCACCACAGCGGTTTGAGGAGACTGGCCTGGTGCTTGACAAGTCAGGTGTCTCACTCATTGGTTATGGCTTTGACCTTGGCGGTCGGGGCTCGGCCTTTATTGAGCCAGGCGGGGTGAATGACCCTGGTCTCTCAATTGAGGCTGATGACGTCACATTGATCAATGTGGGCGTCGCCGGTAAGGGCACCGCTGACTACGCCCTTCAGCTGGGTGATGAGATTGCTCGGTTCCGGGCATATCGTTGCAAGCTTGAGGGACCAGATGGTGTTGCCGTGAAGATTGTGGGGACCGGCGACATCATGTTTGATGATTGTGAGTTCTGTTGGTGTGGTGTTGGGGTCGACTTCGTTGGTGGGGTCTCGTCATTCCCAACCCAGACGCTCATCCGCCGGTCACGTTTCCATAACATTGTCACCGCCCACCTCCGTGGGACTGGTGGGACTGGAAAGAACGTGAACACCGAGCTCATCGACAACTTCCATGATCGTGACGAGGCAGGGGTCGGCCCGACTGATTATCTGTTGCTTGATGCGGCAGACTCAACGGGCATCGTTAGCGGGTGTCGGTTTGCCCATGCCACCAACCAGGCGGCGGTCCTGACGATCGCGGCTGGCATCATGTGGGCGGCGAACGCTACTGAGGCTGGTTGGTCTACCGCACGACCTGCGTAAGATAAGGGGTCCGTCATGTACAGATATACGTTTGACCCATTCGTGGCGGACTTTGCCTCTTCTGGTCTTGCGGCTGATTTTGTCAAGCAGGTGGGTCTCTGGAATAATGCGGTCCCACTGGTCGCCATCAATATCACACCGATTGTGCTCGAACCAGGTAAGTATCGTTGGAAGACCGATATGGTTGACGGCCGGAGTTGGATTGTGAACGTTTCAGGGGCCCAGTTAAAGTTGATCTCATCTGACTATTTTACGGGGGCTGAGGTCATGCTCTTTACCCCAGTCAGGCAGCTTGTTCAGTCCATGTTGGCCATCGGTATGGGTACTACAAGGATTAAGGTGGAGTTCTAATGATCCGAGCAATCCCCATCAAGGGCATTAGTGAGGAACGTGAGCGTGAATTAAAGCATTACGTGCGCACGAACCTTGATCTAGCGATACGTGGGACGCAGTCACTCTTCACGGAGCACGTCCCACGTTGGCGTAAGATCTACAACGGAGAGCCCTTTGAGCAGGTAAAGAGCTTCCCATGGCACCGAGCGAGTAACTTTGTGGTCCAGTTGGTGGGTATCCATACCGACACGCTGGTGGCTCGCATCCTCTCCCTAATCTTTAAGACCGATCCATTATTTACCTTTACCGCATTTGGTGAGCTTCCAGAGCACATTAAGAAAGATCTGGAAGATTTCATGAAACACACGGCGTTAGATGAGTCTGAGCTAGCGCTGTATCAGACGATCAAGGACTGGTTGTTCGATATCGTGAAGTTGGGCTCCTCGGTGGCAAAGGTACCATACGTCACTGACCACACGATCGTGGTTGAGCCTTCTTCAACGCCGAATGAGATCTCAGAAAGGGAGGTGGTGCGATACGATGGACCCAAGCCGATGAAGACGTTGTTCACGGACTTCTTGATGTGGCCTTTGGGGGTGCAGGACTTTAAGGATGCGATCATGAAGGTACACCGGGTTCGCCTCCATAAGGAGACCGCACTTCTGCGTGCATATCAGGGGTTCTATGATCTCGACGTGATCAAACGGTTGTACACAAGACCTGACCTCAGCAATCGGACCAATATTGAGGTTAAGCAGGAGGAGAATACCGGCATCGTCTCATTGCCGGCAGATCGGTTGACGTTCTATGAGTGCTGGATTGACAAGTACCCACTAGTTGATGGTAGGTACTACTCACTGGTGTTGACTTATCACATTGAGTCGGACAGCTTCGTTAGAAAGATCTATAATCCTTACAATACTGGTGATGATCTCTCTGATGTGTTCATCGGATGTAAGCTGTTCCCACGTGATGACATGTGGCATGGTCGTGGATTTGCTGAACTTCTTGAGCAGTCTCAGGAGGAGGCAAGCACAATTCATAACCAGCGGCGAGACAGTGCCACCGCTAGTAATTGTAACATCATCGTGGCGCGTAAGGACTCGATGTTAGATCTTAGCTTTCCGTTATTCCCCAACAAGCCCCTGTTTGTCGACAGTCTTGACGATATTCGGGTAGAGAAGATGGGCCAGCCCTCCACATTTGAATTTGAGGAGGAACGCATTGCACTTGATCTCGCGGAGAGGAGATCAGGTGTCAGCCCGCCGATGATCGGTTACGGTGCAGGTGCAATGGGTGGAAAGCGCGGGGTCTACTCCGCCTCAGGTACACTATCCATGCTTCAAGAGGGTAACATGCGTACAGATCTGAATATCATGGATCTGCGTGCCGCCGTTACCAGGGTAGGTCGACTTGCTCTTAAGTCTTACGCGCTCGGGGGCGTGCACGAACGTCTTCGTCAGAAGTTTGACCCAGCGCGAATGATTCGAATTGCACGGAGCATTGCGATGTACAATCAGCTGCAGATGGACTTGACCTGCAGCAACGCGTCGGTGAACCGCGAGGTTGAACGTCAGCATGCCACCATGCTTGCTCAGACGATGACCACGTACTATACTCAATCCATCGAATTGGTCAAGATGATTATGACCATCAAGGACCCGACGCTCAAGAACTATCTTATGAGCATCTATAAAGGAAGTAAGGTCCTCTTCCACAACATTTTGAAGAGCTTTGACAATGGAGACACCGAACGCATCCTCCCAAAACTCGAGTTACCAGGAGCTGATATCCCAGCTGGAGCCCCTGGCCAAGGAGTTCCTGGACAACCAGGACAGGTTGTCCCTTTTGCTCAACAGTCAGGAATGGCACCTGTTCCTCCGGCTCCTGGGGCACCTGGAGAGCAGGTCCCGCCGGACGTTGGAGCGATCCCACCTTCGGCCTGAGATCTTTAAGGCACAAGGTGCATTGCAGGTGATCAGAGAGATTAAGGGATTCAAGGAGAACCTCAAAAAGTTAACTGAAAACTTCAAGGCTGCCCTTGAAGAGAAAGACAAATCTAAGAGACCGGAGGTAGTATACAATGAAGAACTTGAGGCTTTACAACGCGAATCCGCCAAATTCGCCGCAGGGCTCCCCACCACCGGTGACAAGCCCATCGGCCCCAACGCCGGCCGCCCCAGCAACACCACCAGTGGAGACGGAGGAGCAGAAACGTATTAAGACCCTAGAGGGCCAGAATCGTGAGTACCAGGCAACGAACAGCGCACTTCTGAACAAGGTCGCGCAGCTGACCCCAGCGAGGCCGGTCAATCAGCCGGCAACCCCACCGAATCCAGCCGATCAGCGCAGCAAGTGGTGGACTGATCCAGATGCTGCCTTCAATGAGAAGGCTGCCCCATTGGTGCAGGCAACAACCGCCACACAGGTGTATTTGATCAAAGAACAGATGAAGACCAAGTACGCTAGTGAATTCAAGAAGTGGGGTACCGAGATTGATGAGCTTGCCAACCCATTGAATCCGATGTATCTCATGGACCCAGCGACGTGGGAGATCATCATTGAGCGCGTGCGCGGGCGCCATGTGCAGGATTACGCACGGGACCCCTCCATGGTTCCCGGTTATTCTGAGTCATCGAGCCCGAGCGATCCGCCGGCACCAAAGACGGCGCAACAGCAGCTCTCCGAACGAGAGCTCAAGATCGCAAAACAGCTTGGTGTTACGCCTGAGAAGTATCTGATTCAAAAATCTAAAATGGGGGTGAGCGCCTAATGGCAGAGGACAAAAACAAAACTGAGGAACTGGCGCCAGAGGGACCGGTTCAAAAGTATTTTACACCTCGTTCTGAGCTTGAGATCCTGACGGACGAGAACATCATTGCTGAGGACCTCATGCCTCCGGGGACCTTTGATGTACGGTATCTGATTCCTGGGATCAGATGCCGTTGGGTCAACTGGAAGGCCAAGGAGGGCGCGATGATGTATGCTGCCCAGGCAGAGGGTTACCTGTTTGCGAATAAGAACGATGTTGAATGCACAATCAAGCCAAATAAGGAAAGTAAGTTCATCAATGGTGACGTTGTGCTGATGAAGATCTCAGAAGCGCGTTATGCTTCTGCGATGAAGGCCTTGATCCTCCGTACCAAGATGGCAGCCGGACAGACCGCAGAAGCTGCCATGGAGGAGATGAAGGGGCTGATGAAGCGGTCAGGCGGGCACCTTACCCCCTTTGCGCCGGACCAGGCGCAACTTGATCGGCTAATCGATGCCAATCAAGCGGTAACTCACACAGTTACCAGATCTTAGTGAAAGGAGACCACTCTCATGGCGGGTAAAGCCGTACCTATCGTGGTAGCAAGAACCACCACCGATAGTCAGCCGTCCATCCGTCGTTATCCTGAGAAGGCAGCCCAAACCTTTAAGTTTGGGACACCAGTCTTTCGGGATAATGCCGTTGATGGTGGGGTTGCAGAATGGTCGGGGGTAGTGGCAACTAGTAAGGTAGCTGGGGTTGCCGTCGAACCCGCCTCCAATCTGACCACTTTGGGCACACCCAAGACCTTAACGTTTGGGGAGGTCCAGAATCAACCTCTTGCAGTAAATATCCCTCGCGGGGCGCCCATCAATGATGGGAAGATCGGTGTCCAGCTTGCTGACGACACCATCGAGTTCCAGGTTCAAACCTTGGACACGGTCGCCGCCTTGGAAACGGACGTGGGTAAAACGTTCGGCCTGACCAAGGATACCAACGGGTATTGGTTCATCGACAAGACAAAATCAGACAGCATCGTAATTACCGGGGTCTATGCCGGTGATGCTGGTCGCCTTGGTGGTCGGGAGTTTTTCCGATTCATCGACGCGGCCGCCCAGATGGGAGGTGCATAGTACCATGATGACACGCGGAAACTATGCCCAGCTGATGGCGCCTGGTATCCATGAGTTGATGGACCAGCAGACTCAGTTGGAGCAACGGGACTCGGAGTACGACAAGGTCTTTAATACTCCGACGTCTGACAAGGCCTTTGAGGACGATGTTGAGTTCGCTGGCCTTGGCCCGATGACTACCAAGCCAGAGGGTCAACCGATCAACTACGACGACGTGATCCAGGGCGGTTCGTATCGTTATACCCACTCGACGTTTGGGCAGGGTGTGCGGTACTCATTTGAGCTTTTGGAAGATGA